GCGCTACAACATAAGCGATGTATTTTAGGGGATCAACCCGGTTTGGGCAAAACATTGCAGGCAATAGGCACGGTCACGATAGCAAAATCGTATCCGTGCCTTGTTGTTTGTCCGGCATCGTTGAAGATCAATTGGCAACGTGAGTTTCATAAATTCGCCGGAAAGCAGGCTCTTATACTTGATGATCGGAATAAGAACACGTGGCAACGCTTTTATGAAACGGGATGCTGTGATATATTCATTGTTAATTACGAATCGTTGAAGAAGTTCTTTGTTCGTGGTATTAAGGACACGGCACGGTTTACGATGAAGTCGATAGATTTCGATCCACGTATTGACTTGTTTAAGTCTGTGATTTATGACGAGTCGCACAAACTTAAATCATCTAAGACACAGCAGAGCAAATTCTGTGAAGGCATTGCAAAGGGAAAGGACTTCGTACTTGAGCTAACCGGAACGCCTGTTGTGAATGACAATACCGACCTTATACAACAGCTTCGTATCATGGAGCGGTTGGAGGACTTTGGCGGATATACGCACTTTGTTGAGAAGTACTGCTCCGGTCCTAAGAAGGCCTCTAATATGAAGGAACTGAATTGGCGACTTTGGCAGACGTGTTTCTTTAGAAGAGAAAAGAGCAAGGTGTTAACGCAGCTTCCGGATAAGACACGACAGTACCTGACGCTTGACATCACGACACGAAGCGAGTATCAAAAGGCGGAAGCGGATCTGATTAATTATCTGCGTAATTTCAAGAATGCGGATGATGAAAGGATAGCGCGTGCGATGCGCGGGGAGGTGATGGTAAAGATGGGTATTCTTAAAGCTATCTCTGCTCGCGGGAAGATTAAAGCGGCTGCCGATTTTATTCACGATGTGATTGATGGAGGTGAGAAGTTAATCGTCTTTGCTTTCCTAAAGGAAGTTGTGATGGAGCTTAAAAAGCTTTTCCCCGATGCGGTGACTGTTACGGGGGATGATAACATGGCACAAAAGCAACGGTCGGTTGATGCGTTTCAAAACGATCCGAAGTGTAGGCTTATCATCCTGAACTATAAATCCGGAGGAACGGGGCTTACGCTTACGGCCAGCTCGCGCGTTGCGTTCGTTGAGTTCCCATGGACGTTTAGTGATTGTGAACAGGCAGAGGATAGGGCACATCGAAACGGACAGAAGAACAACGTTAACTGCTATTACTTTCTAGGTAAAGATACGATTGATGAATATATGTATCAGGTCATTCAGACGAAGAAAGACATCGCTAATGGTGTTACCGGTACGGATGATCAGGTACAGGAGGATATTATTCAAATGACTATGGATTTATTTAGCAAGAGATTATAATGAGAGGATCTAGTGAAAGCCAGATACAACACGGGTGTATTACTTGGTTCAGGGCTCAATATCCTACCTTGTCACGCTTACTGTTTGCCGTGCCTAACGGTGGTAAGCGTGACAGGAGGACGGGAGCGCAGATGAAATACGAAGGTTGTATGCGTGGTGTGGCGGACTTGATTCTGTTGGTGCCGATGAAAGGATATGCTTCACTATGTATTGAGATGAAAACACCGAAAGGGAAACAGAGCGAGGAGCAAATCATTTGGCAGGCGCTGGCGGAGAAAGCCCGAAATAAATATGTTGTGTGTCGCTCCTTAGAGGAGTTTATGAACGAAGTTAATTCCTATTTAAAATGAATTACATAGAACTAATCAATAATTTCTGGTCAGTGAGGCGTATTAGACCGATGACAAGTTACGAGGCTGATTTTTATTTCTATCTGCTGAAAGAATGTAACTCGAGAAACTGGACTAATCCGTTCGAATTGCCGTCGAGGAATGTAGAGCTTGAGCTAGGCATTTCACGCAAAACAATTTGTGACCTGCGCAACAAACTCCAGCAGAAAGGATTGATTTCTTTTAGAGAAGGACAAAAACGAGCTAGCGGAGCTTTTTATTTCATTCTTTATGTTTCTGACGGTAACAAAAATGGTAACGAAAGTGGTAACATAAATGGTAACGTAAATGGTAACGAAAACGGTAACCCTTTATATAAACAGAAACATAAACATAAGAATATAGAGAATAACTCTAGCGAGTTATTTGCGCAAAACGATGTGAAACCTAAAAAGGCAGTTCGCACTAAAAAAGAATTTGTTCCGCCAACGTTTGAAGAGGTTATCGCGTATTTTGAAAACAAGATGCCGGACTGGAGGAAACAATCGGAAATATTCTATAATCACTTCACGAGTCTGGGATGGCGTACGGCCTCCGGAGTGAGAATAGAACGCTGGGATAGTAGGGCGAACAATTGGATCATGAAAGAAAAAGAAAATAGCGATGGAAAAAATCGGAAGCCTAGTAAGGCAGATAAAGCAAGAGAGCTGCTCGACGAGTTCGCTGCAGTTACAGCGGGAGGAGAGAATAACTTCGTTGAGCCGGTCTTACCCGACCTTTGAAAAGTTATCGTTAGCGTTTAGTCCGGCTGTGCAACCGCTGTTACTTTCGGATGTCAACAAGGCGTATAGCGACAGAGGACCGTCGATTGGGGAAATAGCCCAGATTTACGGATATGAAGCAGCTACGCTATGGGTAAAGGTTCAGATTTTAAGCTTGGACTTTGTTTCGTCGACAAAAGAGGATGCTGACGGACTAGCTGTTACGGAGTTTGCAAAGCATCTTGTCAGACGTTACCCCTACATTCGTCTCACGGAATTCATGTTGTTTATCGCTCGTTTCAAGGTTGGGCAGTATGGCCGGTTCTACGGTTATTTTGATCCGCTCACGATCGGTGATGTGTTCCGTGATAAATTCCTTCGGGAGAGAAGTTACGAGCAGGAGAGGGCAGAGGCGGCACGAAAAGCCGAGTTATCGGCCCGCAGAGAGTTTATCCCGCCAAAAGGTTATACTTCCCTCACTTGGGTGCAAGAGTTGCGTAGAAGGGCGGCAAACGGTGATAAGGAAGCAGCCGAGTTATTGAGGCCACCTGTTGGATGAGAGCTTATGAAAGATATTAGATTTAGATTGTCGTTGACCGTGATCGCTATAGTGATTGCGGTTTTTTGGTTTTTAGTGTATTACGTAATCGATTGGATAAGATGGAAGATATTGTAATTGTAAAAGTTGAGCTAAAGCGTGGTGATAAGTTGATGGATGTGATAAAAACTCCTATCACCACAAACGATATTGAGAAAACTAGAAAAGAGCTGCACGGTGTGTATCAGTGTGACAGAATTTTATTCACTTATAATTGTTGTGATCATGAAAGCAAGTAATGTATTTAAGCAAACTATTCAAACGTATTTAGAGGGCCGTGCCAAGAGTGATGAACTCTTTGCAGCTTCCTATGCAAAGCCAAACAAGAACATAGACGAGTGCTGCAACTTCATCTTAAGTGAGGTGCAAAAGTCTGGATGCAATGGATTTAGTGACGAAGAAATCTTTGGCATGGCCGTACACTACTACGACGAAGACGACATCAAGAACGTTAAGCCGGTTAATGCCAGGGTGGTTGTGAACCATACCATTGAATTAACTGAGGAGGATAAGCGCAAAGCTAAAGAAGCTGCTCTTAAGCGATTATCAGAAGAGCAATACCACTTGATTAAAAAGAAACCGGCTAAAAAGAAAGAAACACCTGAAGTTCAACAAATGTCATTATTCTAATGAAAATACTAGTAAGTTTTTCTGGTGGAAAGGATTCACAAGCATGTCTAATCCAAGCCGCCAAGCAATACGGGGCAGGTCAGATAGAAGCTGTCTTCTGTGATACTGGTTGGGAGCATCCAGATACCTATAAGCATATAACTGATGTTTGTTCGCAGATTGGTATTAAGCTAACGATACTGAAATCCAAATACGATTTTGTTTCTTTAGCTAAACACAAGAAGCGCTTTCCATCTACAAAAGCAAGATTTTGCACCGAAGAGCTAAAGATAAAGCCTATGATTGACTATGTGCTGTCGCTCGATGAAAGTTGTATAATCATTCAGGGGATACGCTCTAAAGAGAGTAAGGTTCGTGCTGAAATGGAGGCGGAATGTATGTATTTCAAGGGGTATTTCGGAGACGGTAAGGGGTATTCATATCGCAGAAAAGATATCATGAAATGGTGCAAAAAACATGATGCTTCTGTATTACGCCCCATTAAAGAATGGACAGCTCAAGAAGTGATAGACTACATACTTCACAATGGGCAACAACCAAATCCGCTTTATTTCCGTGGATATTCTCGTGTAGGATGCTTTCCTTGTATAATGTGTCGGAAAAATGAGGCAAAGCTTATGTCCCAAGATGAATTTGGTAGGAATAGAATGCTGAAGGCAGAAGCAGAGGTGGGAAGAAACTTCTTCCCACCAACCTACATCCCATCTCGTTTTTGCAAGAATAGTCAATTCCCAATGGCACAAGAGGTTTTCGACTATGTTAACCGTAATGATGTTGGCATGGACGATATGTTTGAGCCTGAAGGCGGGTATTCTTGTATGAGCCTATTTCACGGACTTTGTGAATAATAAACTAGAAATCATGAAACCAAGAACTAAGTTACAGCGTCAAGTGATAGACTATAGTCAACATTTGAACGATATAAATAAAGAGATGCTCGAATGGGCCAAAGTAGATTGCCTAGAGCATAAAGGATTTGCGACTAAAACACGTGTTATCTGCATGGACTGTGGCAATTCTTTTTCTCCGGAATTAGTAAGCCGGAAGAAAGCAGTTTGCCCTCACTGCAATACTAAGTTAAAGATAGAACAGACAAGGAAAAGGACGGATGAACAGCGAACTTATATCGCATCTGCCGAACTGTATGGAGAGTTTCAAGTGATACGCAACTTTGAATTACGTTCTTATCATAAGTCAGGTGAAGCTGCAAGCTATTACATCTCTGAAATATTGCAGCATTGGATATTATCTAATGGCAAAAGAGAAGTTGTTGCTCGCAGGCATACTGTTAATTGGTATTGCGATTCATGGGGTGGATATATGGAGATACAAGACAAAAGTAATGAACGAAGATATGATGTATACCCTCAAAAGTTTCATCCAAGTTCAGTATTCAAAGCTGAGTATAGAAAGTATGGTATAGACAAAAATCTGGAAGGATTGACTTTTCTGGAAGCAATCAAACTTCTACCTAAAAGCCCAATAGCGGAAACCCTTTTAAAGGCAAAACAATATGATTTATTAAATCATTGTCAAGGTTATAGAGGTCGAGTTGATAGATATTGGCCATCTATTAAAATTTGCCTCCGGAATAAATATCGCATTAAAGATGCTTCCATGTGGTTTGATTACCTGCAGCTGCTTGAACGTTACGGCAAAGACTTACGAAACGCTTTTTATGTGTGCCCTAAAAATCTAAAAAAGGCTCATGACTGCTATGTTGCAAAGAAAAAGCGAGATGATGAAAAAGAAAGGAAGCAAAGGGATATGCAAAAATTGCTTGCACTTAAAAAAGCAGCTGAAGATTACGTGAAAGATAAATCTGTGTTTTTTGATTTAAAGATTTCGGATGGAACGATAGTCATTGTTCCACTTAAGAGTGTGGAAGAGTTTAAAGAGGAAGGTGATAGAATGCATCATTGTGTCTTTACCAATGAGTATTTTAAAAAGAAGGACTGTTTGATTCTATCAGCTCGTATCGAGAAGAAACCAATTGAGACAATTGAAATAAATCTTAAGACATTGAAAATAGTTCAATCCAGGGCTGTATGCAACGGGATGTCTGAGCACCACGATCGTATCATTCAGTTAGTGAAGAAGAATATAAACCTGATTCGGCAACGGATCGCATAATAGATTATTATGACTTTAGACACATTTACATTCGACCGTTTCTATAATGGTCAAGAAATTCAAGAGAAATTAGGAAGTAAAGCTATTACGTGTGCCAATATCGGCTTTAATAGCGCTTTAAGAGGATTGGATTGGGAATCTGCTAGAAAGGAGTATCCGTGCGATTGGTCTAATTATGCAGGTTATTTCTTGCAAGCAGAGAAATGGATAGAAGAAGGTAAACTGTATTTCAAACCCAATGGGTACAATGGCGTTGCAGTGAAAGTTATAAAAGACGGAAATACATTTTGTTGCGTTGGTGAGGGATTTGTAAACCTGCAAGAGAGTGATAATTACTCATTTGGAGAAACGTTTGAAGAATCTATTAAAAACTATATGGAGGAACATTATGAAAAGAATGATTGACCCAGTGAAACTATGCATGAACTTAGTGCTAGTCTGTTGGACGCTCTTCGCAATGCTGATTGCGAGCATAGGTTTTATAGTTTATTTATTAACTCAAAAATAGATAGAAAGGAGCAAATTATGTCAACGCATACTATAAAAACAAGTCTAAGAGGCCTAAAGAGATGGGCTTGGCGAAAAAATCTTAGTGGCTTTTTCTCTGTGAACGGAAAAGAACTTTCCGATGAACAAGCAAGAACGATGGTTGAATGGGCAATTAAAAAAGGGTACGAATACGATGCCGATATTCCCGAAGAAGAAGTTATTGAATTATTGAAATTGAACTTATAAAATTTAAGATATGAAACGAGTAGTACAATTACTAATAGAGTTACCTGATGTTGAAGCAACAGATGAGCAAATAGAAGAGTTTATCGAATTCGAAACTGGGTTCGGGTGCCAATTAAGTGCTGATAATCCTTTCAATGGTCTAACCTATGAAGTGGAAGAATGTTATGTTGAAGATAGAGAGGTGATTAACTAATAATAGGAATAATAACCAGAAAGGAGTAAAACAATGGAAAATATAGATGAAAAACTAACATGCCCTGTATGCGGAGAAGAATTTTATCCGGAATACGGAGAATTAAACGAGTATGGAGATATTGTCTGCCCGATGTGCGCAAGTGATCCTCCTATATATGAAAAAGAATAATTAACCAGATATGAAAGGCAATAAATTTAAAGACAAAGATATACTTGTAAGTGATTCTAATAATATAATTTCCATTGTAAAAGGAGATTATAATAACGGTGAATTTAGAGATTATGCATGTATAGATTCAAGTGGTATTAATATTAATACCTCTGGAGTATGGGATGGAATAACTGATTGGAGACATGCAACTGATAAGGAGAAAGAGAAACTTAACACCGGAATCGAACACCTTAAAAAAAAGGCAGAAAGAGATTTAGCGCACATCATTGAGTTGCAAGAATTGATTAAAAACTAAAAAAGTTGATAAAATGAGAAAGGTAAGTAAGAAACAAGCTCTAAAAAATAGGGAGGTAGCTAGAATAAAAGCTAACCTCCCTATTTTTTGCTGCCTATGCGGTCAAAGACCTGTAGATGCTGCGCACCTATTACCTAAGTCAGAATATCCTGAACACTATACTAAAGAATGGAACATTGTACCGCTTTGCCGTACATGTCATGACAGGTACGATAGTGATAGGGAGTTTAGGAGAGAGCAAAAGAAGTTAGTTGAGATTGTGAAAGAGCATGATATACTAGCGGCTAACAGGTATTTCGGACTTATCGAATACCCACGAAAATAAAAATATATGAGTATTATAGAGATTAGATATAAAGCCAAATGTAAGGATTGTAAATATTGGAATACATCAATAAATCCTAAAACAAAACGTAGGCAATCAATATGCGAGTTTCATCAATCTTTTATAAGAAAGGATGATTTAGCATGTGATAAGTTTGAATTATGAATGAAACAATATGCCTTGGGAGGGCTTTGTAAAACCCAATTTGAAAATGAAAACATTAGATGAAAAAGCAGCTGAGTATTCAGCTATACTCTGTAATCAGAGTGGCACCTACACTAAAGGTGAGATTGAGACAGCTTACGTAACCGGCGCTGTAGAATCCATGTCTTTACAACTAGGAGAAACAGGCTCATTTGGACAGATTATTCCCTTGTTGGAGAGTGGTTATTGTATAGCTCGTAAAGAGTGGGGAAATAAATGTTTTATCGTGAAACAAGTCAATGCAGATATTGCAACCGATGTCGTTCCCAAAATGCAGTCGTTACCAGGAGAAGCTAAAAGGATAATTGGTAAAAGCGGGGACGGTTCTATTCATTACAGAGAGCAATGCCTTGTTGTTTATCCAGACAACGAAGAAGGATGTGTAGCAACAAGCTACGTTCCTGATTGGCAGGATGTGTTTGCTAATGACTGGATGATAGTTGAGTAGTCGCACGCCATGCGACCAACTATACTAATACCGGGTAGTCCTTTAGGGGATTATTCGGTATCTTTATTTTGTGAAAAATAGAGTAAAAGAAATGGGTATAGTATACAGGAATATCGATGAGCTGAAAAAGCATGAGAATAACCCGCGCACGATAACGAGTGATCAGCTGGAGAGGTTGAAGGAGTCAATAGTTAAGAATCCGGATTACTTTGAGGCGAGACCTATCGTAGTCTCGAATCGTACGGGTGAGCTGGTTGTGATAGCCGGCAATCAGCGACTAGAGGCAAGCATGCAGCTAGGTTTGAAGGAAGTACCGACGTATCTGCTTGAGAACCTGACGGAGGAGCGTGAGAGGGAGATAATGATTCGGGATAACGTGAGTAACGGTGAATGGGATATGGAGAAACTCATGAGCTGGGACAGTGATATGCTTCTTGACTGGGGGGTAGAGGGTTTGTTTGATGGTTCGGATGATGAACTATTTGCAATAGCAGGCCCTAGAGATAAGACAAGGGCCGGAAGCCTGATTGATCGTTTTATCATTCCTCCTTTTTCCATACTTGATGCCAAGCAGGGAAGATGGCAGGAGCGTAAACGTGCCTGGCTATCTCTAGGTATTAAGAGCGAGGAGGGACGTGAGAGGGAGATTACGTATAACCGTTCGGCACAAAGTCCGGCCATTTATGAGGTACGCAACAGAATGCGTGAGAAGCTTGGTTATGATCCCTCTTTGGATGAAATAACGGAATACTGCAAGAAGCATGATATTCCAATGATGGATGGTACCTCTGTCTTTGATCCAGTTCTTTGTGAGCTTGCATACCGATGGTTTAATGTTCCTGAAGGAGTTATCCTCGACCCGTTCGCCGGAGGTTCCGTTCGTGGGATAGTAGCTGCAAAATTAGGAATGCGCTATCGAGGAGTTGACTTGCGTCCGGAACAGATTAAAGCAAATTATGAGAATGCGGCAGAAATGCAGCCACCTTTCACGGAGAATGACTGTCCGGTTTGGAAGTGTGGTGATAGTCGTGAAATTGATCAGCACTACGCTGGCCTGAAAGCCGATATGATATTTAGCTGTCCGCCTTATGCTGATTTGGAGGTTTATTCAGACGATCCACGTGACTTGTCGAATATGGAATATGAAGAGTTTTTGAACGCTTATAAAACCATAATTCAGAAGAGCTGCTCATTGCTCAAAGAAAACCGTTTTGCTGTATTTGTAATAGGGGAGGTTCGTGGGAAGAATGGAGCATACTATAACTTCGTCGGCGATACCATAAACGCTTTTCTTGAAGCCGGTTTACATTACTACAACGAGATGATTCTTGCTACACAGATAGGTTCTTTGGCCATGCGTGTGACGAATCAGTTCAACCATTCCCGGAAGATAGGTAAAACGCATCAGAACGTTCTTGTCTTCTTTAAAGGGGAACTTAAAACAAATTCCATCGTTATACCCGGAACTAGATTTTAAGGAAGAGGATTTTTTAGAGAAAGGAGAGAGTGAATAATATGGGTGCACCTAGTGGAAATCAATTTTGGAAATTAAGATCGAAGCACGGAAGAGATAAACTGTTCGCTACGCCTGAGCTTCTTTGGGAGGCAGCATGTGAATACTTTCAATGGTGTGACGAAAATCCATGGACGACAAAGAAGGCGATTCAGAAGACGGTTCCAGTGAAACGTAAGGAAGGCAAGAAGACGAGAATTGTTAACGAGGAACAAACGCAGCGGGAGGTAACACCAACGGCCAGACCGTACTCGCTCACAGGGTTCTGTATCTACGTGGGAGCGAGCTCAATGTGGTGGCGGAACTTCAAAGAGGGATGCAAGAATAGTACGGATGATAGTACGGATGATAAAGATTTTTTAATGGTCATCGCGCGTATAGAGGAAACGATCGAGACGCAACAGTTCGAAGGGGCATGTGTTGGCGCGTTCAATGCGAATATCATTGCTCGTAAGCTAGGTCTTTCCGATAAACAGGAATTGGATCATACCACGGGAGGAAAAGAGTTCAAAGGCTTTAACTTCTTGCCGTACACGAAGGAGGCTGACGAGGTTGTATGAGTGATAGGATCAATATAAAGCAACGTAAGGCGTATAACCTGCTTCGGGATGAGGAGCATTTCTTTATCCTGTACGGTGGAGGTGGTGGCGGTGGAAAGTCCTGGCTAGGGAGCGAGTGGCTTATGCAGTGCTGTCATAACCTCCCCGGCACGCGTTGGTTTATTGGTCGAAACAATCTTAAGGATTGTCGTGAGTCGGTATCTGTTACCTTCACTAAGGTAGCGGCAGCTCACGGCTTTAGTGATTATAAGCTCACGAATGACGGGATAGAGTTCGCTAACGGTTCGACGATTATATTCCTAGACCTCACGTATTATCCGAAAAAGGATCCTATGTATGAGCGCTTGGGCTCGAAGGAGTATACCGGCGGCTGGATAGAGGAGGCGGGAGAGGTTCACTACTTAGCTTTTGAAGGACTTAAAACACGTGTCGGTCGACACATGAATGATGTGTACGGCGTTCCTCCGAAGATACTTATAACCTGTAACCCGAAAAAGAATTGGCTGTATAAGACGTTTTACAGGCCATGGAGAGAGGGGAAGCTGAAAGCCCCGTACGCGTTTATTCCGGCTCTGGTGCAGGATAACCCGTACGCAACGAAGGAATACATCGAGATGCTTCGAAACACGAATGATAATGTGATGAAGCAACGATTGTTTTTCGGTAACTGGGAGTATGATGATGATCCATCGGCACTTTGTGAGTACGATGCTATCTGTGATGTCTTCACGAATGAGCATGTATCACCTACCGGTTTACCGAAGCTCTCCGGTGACCTTGCCATGAAGGGCCGTGATAGGTTTGTGATTGGTAAGGGTGTTGGCCATGTGTGCACGATACTACTCGTTAAGGAGTACTCGCCGGGCAAGATGATTGAGACGGATATGCGCAATGCGATGATTCAGCATCGTGTTTCAAGAAGTAACGTTGTGGTTGACTCTGATGGGCTGGGTTCGTTCTTGGAATCGTACCTGAACGGTATCAGGGAGTTCCACGGCGGGGAAAGGGCGCTATCGAATGAGTACGACAACCTGAAAACACAATGCGCGTTCAAGCTGGCTGAGCTGATCAATAAGCGTGACTTCCGTATCATCTGTACGCCGGAACAGGAGGAGTTGATAAAGGAGGAGTTACAGCAGCTTAAACAGGCGAACGTTGACAATGACACGAGGAAAAAGAGTATCGTTTCAAAGGAGATAATGAAAGCGGCACTGAACCGATCACCGGACTTCCTCGACATGCTTATCATGTTGATGTTGTTCGAGATACGTAAACCGATCAGGACAGCAAAGGCGACTTATACGGAGGTTTAACTATCAGAATGTAATTAATACCAGGAGGAAATGTAAAGTGAATAGCAGTGGAGTATTGACAAAAAGACAATATACAACGTTTTTCGAGTTTTGGGTAAAGGCTGGGCATGGATTAGGCGATACGCTTGATCGGCTGGAAGAAATGCCCAAGCCGGATAAAGTCGGTAAGGTATCTCTTCCGGAGGATCTTAATGATATAACGTTTGGGCAGTTGATAGAGCTGCAGGGCATAGCGACGAATGAAGAACTGTTCTATGTTCCTTGTGGTGTATTGCTCGGGCTGGACCGGGCAAAGGTTAATGAGTGCCGGGCCGAGGAAGTGGTTGGATTTGTCACATGGGTTGCTAGGGAGGTGAAGAGGATAAACAAGCTGTTTGAGGCTACTAACGTTAAGCCTACGGCGGAAGAACAGCAGGCCGGTATTGATAAACTGTCTTTCGGTCCGTTTGGGCTGATTGACTACTATGCGCTACGGATGGGATTTACCGATCATGACCATGTGTTATCACTGCCATGGGTGAGAATATACCAATGTATGATAATTGATTCAGAGAGGGCGAAGTATGAGCGAAGATTACGAAAAATATACGCTGACAAGAAGTAACAGCGTGGAGAAGAAGATTAAGAGCGTGGCCGAGAGTATGATCGGCTTCACGTATGTGTATGAGGATTGGACGCGGGCCGATTTACGTTTAGATCGATTGCCTTTGCCGGCTATCATCAATCTGTTACCGGTAAGCGGGGCGATGTCGCTAAAGATGGACCAGTTTAAGGATAAGCCGAACTGTATGTTCGTGTTTGTCGATAAGGTAAACAAGGACGCTGATGGGAAAGATAATGATGCGGTATTTGAGAGAATGAAGTCGGCAGCGATGGTTTTTATTGCCCGGATGAATGATAGCGGACTATTCGAGCCTATCGAGGGTGATATTCCGTATTCTGCCATACTGGAGAAGCTATCTCCGATCGTAACGGGAATATCTATCTCGGTACAAGTGAAGGAGGCAAAAGGAGTTTGTACACGTAATCTCTTATGACTATGAGCAGAGAGAAGGCAAAGGCAATTATCGATGAGGAGTTGAACGAGTTACGTCGACGTATCATCGAGCATCATATTGCAGCGGGACAAAGGGCTTCAGGTAGAACGATTAGTTCTTTGCGTGTAGAGGTGAACGATAGTGCCGGTACGTTATACGGACGCAAAGCATTCGGTGTACTTGAAACGGGACGAAAGGCCGGTCCGGTTCCTAAAAGTTTTATCGGTGTTATCAGGCAGTGGATTGTAGACAAGGGTATTCCGTATAAACCGATTCCTTACGTGCTGGTAGAATCGGAGAGATGGCAGCCGAAATACACACCCGAAGAGAGGGGGTTGATGTCTTTAGCCGGAGCGATAGCGTATAAGATACGCAATGAGGGCACCTCACTCCATCGCGGGGGAGGACGTGATGATATATACTCGCAGGAGATTCCGGTGACGGTAGGAAATATCATGGATAGGATATTTGCTGTGATGGAGCAGGACGTGGAACATATAAACTTGAATAGCAATGAAAAAGACAACGATTGATACTACTACGATTGAGTATCCGGAAGAAATAGGCTTTTGTTTTAATCCGATTGTGGTGAACGTATACGGTCATGCGTGGACGTATATCGTAGTTACTATAACAGACGTAGCGGCTGGCGTGATATACACGGAGAGGCGTGAGATGTTTGGTAAGACGTGTTTCTTTGATCTGTCTCCGTACGCACAGGGGGCGTTTGATTTAATTGATCATAAGGTCGATTACACGTCTGCCGGAGTGCAGGACAGCAAGGTCGGGCGATTGTTTGCCGTAGAAGTGAATCTGTATAATGCAGATGATACGCTGGGTAATAGCTTTTACTTTGAAACGTTCATCATCTGGGGAGCTATGAAAGTGGGTGAGAGGTACAACGGTGAGCGTGTATTGACTTGGTTTAAGAACTTCCCGTTCTCGGTAGGTATGTACAACGCCGCCTCTGCTTCTGTTACCGTAGCTGTCGATGGCGTGAAACAGGCCGATGCGTTACCACTCCCATCACGGAAGGTGTGGAATCTGATGTTGACGGGACTAGATGCAAAACAGGATATTACATTCGAGCTACCGGGATCGAGTGATACGGTGAACGTTTGGGATCATACGTTCGATTATACTTTTAGGCCGTTGTTGAATACTCCTTCACGAATCACGTGTAAGGTTGACGAAGGTCAGGACGGTGTATACCTTCGCTGGATAAACCGTCATGGATTCTATTGCTATTGGCTTTTTATGCGTGGAGACGAAACGAGGCAGGTCACTAACGACGGTGAGTTCATCCGGAACAACATGGCAGATTATAACTATGTCGATGGTTATCACGGAGGAACGGGACGCAAACAACGTAAGACGGAAGAGAACACGTTGCCGGTTTGTGCTCCGTTAGTTGATAGTGATACGTATGATTTCCTCTTTCAACTTGCTTTGTCACCGGTAGTGGATATGTATGCCGGTGATGATGATAACAGTGCTCCGAGATGGAAGGGCGTAAACGTGTCGGTCGCTACGTTTGTGAAGAGTAAGACGAGCCTACAGGATTTTGTTGCAACGATTATATTACCCGAAACACGTGTGCAGAGCTTATGAGAAACGATAAACTATACATTGATGGGCACCTCGTTGATATGGACGACGATACGAAGGTAACGCTCAACTACAAGAGTAATATATTCACGGACCTAAGCAAGATTGTGAGCAATAACAGCTATACGATCAAATTACCTAATACCGTGCATAATCAGTGTGTGATTGATCATGCCGATTTGCCTACGAGAGTGACCGAGTTTCCCCGTATCAGGCACGCAGCGAGGTATATTCGTAACGGGGTTGAGGTGATTAACAAAGCGAATGCGGTGTTGATGTCTGTAACGTCAACGTTTGACGTGGCACTGTCTTGGGGAAATGCTACGGCTTTCGCTCCGATTGTTAATCAGGGGAAGAAACTCACGGAATTGACACATGCGCAGGGGGAAGTATACGAGGGCTCCGATTACGTAGAGTGGAAGAGATGGAGTACTCCCGGATGGCCATACCCGTTTGTTGACTATGGATTTCACGACGGTGACGCGCAGGTGTGGTACCATCCGGCTCGAAAAGTGGTATGGGTGATAGAACAGATTGAGAAAGAGTACGGCGTGAAGTTTGAGTTCCCGGAGAGTAGAAAAACGTTTTTGGATAAGCTATTCGTCCCGTGTCTTAGTCGTAACGATTCAGAAGCGTATGCGAGTAAAAACGCTATCACGTTTAATCTCAATAGTGTGGTGTACGATGATTATGTATCTCGATACGTGATGTTGTTTGACGTCAACAATGATTCGAACTATTACGGACGTGCCGGTAAGATAGGGCCATACAACAACGATAAAACGAATGCCTATACGTCGTTTATCGCTAACGGTAAGCCAAAGATAACGGGGCATGTTGAGGTAGTGATAACGGCAAATGCTATTCCTCCGTCTCCCTCAATACTAGTCTACAAATGGAACACATCTTCATCAGGAGGGAACGTAGATTCGGGTGAGGTGTTAAGCATTGCCGTAAAGGAGATAAAACCGGTTGATGGAACGACGAATAAATTCAGGGCTGTTTTTGATTTTGAGGGTGAAGAAGCTAGTGTTTTGAAGAACATTTACCAGGGCTATTCCAACATGAAATTCTCTTTCGATGGGCTTAACGGGGGGACGATCGGAACGGGTGACGTAACGGGAACGATAACGGTTGTGAACATGGCCGAGGAGATGATTCTAGGCAGTAGGTATTTCTTTATTCCTAATCTTCCGGATATGAAGCAGATTGATTTTATCAAGGCAATAGCTTCTATACTTGGTGTTTTCGCAGTACCGGCAGCCGATAATTCGGAACGGATACGCTTTGTTTCGATTGATGACGTGATAGAGAATATCCCCATTGCCGTGGATTGGACTAGAAAAGTGGTTGCTTCGTATAAAGACAACAAGCCCGGAGAAATAACATTCACGCTTGACGGCTTTGCACAGAGAAATCATTTCCGTTGGAAGGAGGATTCAGATGTAACGGGTAGTTATGACGGGGTTGCCGTGGTGGAAGACTTTACCTTGGAGACGGATGCAGATGCTATCACTCTTCCGTTCGCTGCGACTACGATGTCGGCAGGAGTGGCAAAGATTCCTTTGTATTCGTACGATAATGATGCGACATTGAATTATACGAGCGCGCAACCGCGTATCTTATTGCTTGATGGGGACCGTGGTACTTTTAGCGGATTATCGTGGGGAACATTGCTTTCCCAGCACTATGCAAGCTATCAGAAGATCATCAGGAGACCGGTGATTATTAAAGAAAAAATTGAGTTAAGAGAGATTGAGTTAAAACGGCTGGATATGACGATACCGGTATATCTGGCTCAGTATGGAAAATACTACGCAATAATCTCGGTTAAGGCCGAGAATACCGGTATATGCGAGTGTCAATTATTACAATTATAGAACTATGGGACAGGCAGTAGAAGAAAAAGTGTTGGACATTAAAGTCCGTTATGATGATGCGATACGTGGTATTGCTAAATATCGGTCGGAACTTGATGTTCTTAGAAAAGTTGAAGCAACTCTTAAAGAGGATTTGAAAGAGGGGCGTATAACACGTGAACAGTACAATGTAAAGCTGACAGAATCAAAGTTGGCTTCCGGTGAATATAAAGAGGCTATACGTATTTTGGAGAAAGAGATACGGAATAACATCAAGGCGGAGAATGAACAACTTGGAAGCCTTGTTGCACTGCGCGCCTCTTTATCCAATCTCACTCGGCAGTACGATGAGATGAGTGAGGCGGAGCGAGAATCCGCTTCGGGGCAGGATTTAGCTATTCATATCAACGCTATCACTGATAAGATGAAAGGTGCGGAGGAAGCGACTCAGAGATTTTATCGTAACGTCGGGAGCTACGAAGAGGCGTTTTCTAAGGCACTATCTCCGTTGAAACAGAAACTCGATGATATGACTGAGGCGTATATGAAAATGTCAAAAGAGGAACGTTTGTCAGCTCAAGGAGAAGAGATGCGGGAACACATGAAGTTAATTGAAAAGCAGATAACCGATACAACAGCTTCAGCAGGTCAGTTTCAAAATCAACTGCTCAATATGGTGGGTATTCAGGGAGGATTGCTTGGCAATATAGCTAACTCGGTAGGTGGAATAAATTCAATGTCACAGGCGTTCATGGCCGGAAAAGCGGCGGTCTCTGCTTTCGGTAAACAGTTGCTTGCATTGCTGGCCAATCCGATTGTTGCTGTGCTGGCCAGTATCGCCGGGGCTATATCTATTCTCGTAAAAGGAATAAAGGCTTCGGAAGAAAATACGAATAGGTGGAAGGTCGCAATGGCTCCTTTAGGAGTAGCACTTGATTTCATTTCAAATTTAGTAACAGGACTTGCATCGGCTATATTAACAGTTGTAGAAGGTGGAGGAAAATTATTGGGGTGGATAGCTAAGATGGCAGAAAGCCTTCCAATCATAGGAACAGTTTTTGAAGAATCGAACAAAAAGATACAGCAGAGAGTTGATTTGCAAAAGTCGCAGATTGAATATGAGCAGAGGGTTCGTGGGGAAATAGTACAAAGTGCTAAAAGAGAAAATGCCATCGCAGAGCTTAGAGCAAAAGTTACGGATAAGGAAAAATATTCTGCTAAGGAGAGAAAGGATGCATTGGAGGAAGCGATAAGATTGGAAAGGGAGCAAGCGGATGAGAAAAAGAAGATTGCAGAACTTAATTTGAAGAATCTTGAATTGGAAGCTTCCCTGACAGAGAACGATGCGGAAATGAATAATAAATTGGCGGAGGCGAAAGCTGCTGTTTTGAGAGCTGATACAGATTATAACAATAAAGTTAGAGAGATGAATGCTCAAAAATCTGAGCTCGCTAATCAGATAAAAGCGG